TGTATTCGAAAGTGGAAAGTCGGCAATCTATTTCACAATTGAGATGGATAGTCGTGAGATTTTACAAAGATGTTGTTCCATTGCCACAGGTATTGCTCACGATAAACTTCGTAGGCGCACGCTCAGTGTGACTGAGTGGGAAACTGTAGCAGCTTGGTGGGCGAATCGTTTTGTCGATGCAGACGAAAAGCTGAGAGAGTATCACGATCATCGTGACTTTGACAGATTGCACTACGAACTTAAGACTAACTGTGAGCTTCTCCCGACTCAACAGTTGGATGTAGTTTATGATGCATCTCTTACTATCTCAAAGATTCGTGCTGAGTTGGATAAAAAAGTAAAAAGTGCAATGGAGGTCGGAGTAGTCATTGTAGACTACATCAACCAAGTAAAGCGTTCCAACCTACCATCCCGCGCAGGACAGTATGACTGGACTGAGCAGATAGAGGTAAGTAAAGCATTGAAGTCTATGGCCCAGGAATATGAAGTTCCGGTTTACAGTCCGTATCAGATTGATGCAACAGGCGAAGCTCGCTTTGCCAAAGGTATTCTTGATGCGGCTGATGCAGCTTTCACGATTGATACGTGGAAGACTGAAGATGCAATTATGTCATTTAATTGTACTAAAATGAGAAGTGGTAAAATGGGAACATTTACTTCTACAATGAACTGGGAAAGTCTAAAGATTGGGCCAGATACGGCTCTCACGCCAGATGAGAGAGAACAAGAAGAACATAAAACTGGCGAAGAAATAAACGACATCTAAAAATATTTCTTGACACTCCTGCTGTTTTTTGGTATAATATATCTTCAAATGGCAGGAGTTTTTTAATGGGTATGATATATGGATCGCTGGCTTATGATGTCTCAGGAAGAAAGAAAAAAAGTATGCGAAGAAAAAATGTATCTCGCAAGATTAGGACTGTCCGTCTCGATAACCGACATTATCGACGCGGGAGTACCGAAGAGTATCCCTCGGTTCCCGACACAGTTGGAATTGCCGCTCGTGTGGAGCCTCAGCGGTACACAGGAACACTTGTTAAAGGTATCGGAACCATGCACAAGTCAAACGCAGTTCCGATCATAGACGAAGAACAGATGAAAGATATTGCAAGAATGAGAAGGTAATGCTTGCATATGTATTATGGCACTTATTTGGATGGGAAAAATCTGATATGCACGATGCACTCATAGATCCTGATATATGCCCCAACTGTGGGGAAAATATGATAGGGGATGGCTATACGCTTCCCTATCATTGCCCTAATGCATACGAAGAAGATTGGTGGTATGAGCCACCGGATAGTGGGCCTTGGTTTTGCAGTATTGATGATGATTATGAGGAGCCTACAGAGATGGATGAGTGGGCTTCTTTTGATTCGGACTGTTAATGAACGTAGAAGAACTATTACAGTCTAAAAATGTTCCGTTCGTGCCGAAAGGCAAGGACTTTGTAGTATCATGTCTAAATCCTGAGCATGATGATAACAATCCAAGTATGCGGATTGATCAGATTACAGGTATATTTCACTGTTTCTCTTGTGGATTCAAGGGAAACGTTTTTGTGCATTTCGGAGAAAAGGCAAGTTTTCTACACTTACGCAGAGAACTAGTCAAGAAGAAAATTCGTGAGAAGAGAGCTGAAAGTGTGGGCTTGCCTTTTCCCCGAAGTGCATTGCCTTACGTTGGTAACTGGAGAAACATTAAACCAGAAACCTATCGTAAGTTCGAAGCATTCCAAGAACACGAAGCATTTGTAGGAAGAATTGTATTCCCAATCAGAGACATATCTGGACGGATAGTTGCTTTCAATGCACGGCATATGACAGGTGGTACACCAAAATATCTAATTAGTCCACCTGGGGCAAGGATGCCTCTCTTCCCTGCAAAGATAGACCCCATACAAGCAAGTGTTATTCTTGTAGAGGGAATCTATGATATGATTAATTTACATGACAAAGGACTTACCAATGCGGTTTGTTGTTTTGGCACTCGCAATATCAATGAGGAAAAACTATCAATTCTTCGACTCCAGGGTATTGAAGAAGCCATCGTATTCTTTGATGGTGATGAAGCGGGTCAAACAGCCGCAGCAAAAGTTCAAGAAATGTGTGAGAACGTAGACCTACTAACAAGAAATATTAATGTAGTAGATATAGACCCTGGCGCTCTTACAGAAAATCAAGTGGAGAAGCTAAAAGATAAACTCTATAAAGGAGTATAGTATGACGAGCCCAAAGGTTGCTCTAATAGAAACCAAACCAAGTAGAACAAACTTTAAACAAGAATTTGAAGGTGCTTTTGATTTTGACCAGTTTCAACTCTGTTCAGATCCAAGCATTAAAAAAGTACTCAAGCGTGACTGCGATATTGATATTGATACAGACCTCTATGATTGGGTTATTCTAGTAGGATCAGACGCACTTAAGTACTTTACCAAAATTAATTCCGTAACAGAATATTCTGGAAAGAAGGTAGAGGAAAAGTTTCTACCTGTAATTAATCCCTCAATGCTTGCTTTCAAACCGGAGGCTCGCAATACTTGGGAATCCTCTAAAGATAACATTATTGCATACATTCGAGGAGAAGTAGAAGATGTCACTATTGATGATTCCATCGCTTTTGGCATTCAAGATACACAGCAGGCTATTGAGTTTCTCAAAGACGCTATCAAACACCCCAGTACCTTTATCGCACTGGACTCAGAAACTACTGGACTCTACCCTCGGGATGGTCATATGCTGGGTATTAGCGTTTGCTATGACGGTGCTACTGGCGCTTATATTGATACTGAATGCTTTGACGAAACAGTTGAACAACTATTGGCACAGTTATGCCGCGAGAAAACAGTAGTATTTCACAATGCAAAGTTTGATATTGCATTCTTTGAATATCACTTTGGTATAGAATTTCCAAGTTTTGAAGATACCATGCTTCTTCACTACTTGATTGATGAAAATCCTGGCACACATGGACTAAAACAGTTGTCTCTAAAGTATACTCCCTATGGAGATTACGAGAAGCCAATGTATGATTGGATCGATAGGTATAGAAAAGAGCATGGTATACTAAAAGGAGAGTTTCAGTGGGGCTGGATTCCTTTTGATGTAATGAAAACTTATGCTGCAATGGATGCAGTATGTACCTCAATGATCTATCAAAAGTTTGTAAAGATCAAGCAGAACAAGAAGTTGGCATGGGTATACGATAACATTCTTATCCCAGGTTGCCGCTTCTTGATCGACACACAAGACAATGGAGTACCTTTTGATGCAGAACGCCTACAAAAGTCTCAGCACCTCATGCAACAAGACATTGATAATGCTATCATTTCTTTGTATGAGAATCCAAAGATTCGTCAGTTTGAGAAGTCAAATGGTGGAGAGTTTAATCCAAATAGTACTGTTCAGCTTCGTAAGTTATTATTCGATCACTTAGGACTGCGGCCAACAGGCAAGAAAACAGGTACAGGAGCAGACTCTACTGATGCAGAAGTACTCAAAGCATTGGAAGCACAATCAGAAGTGCCTGGACTTATTCTTGGTATTCGACAAAAGTCAAAGATCAAGAACACTTACTTAGACAAGATTATTCCACAGCTAAACAAAGATAGTCGTCTAAGAACAAATTTCAATCTACACGGCACTACTTCTGGTAGATTATCAAGTAGTGGTAAATTAAATATGCAGCAGTTGCCTCGTGATAATCCTATTGTAAAAGGATGTATCAAAGCGGCTCCAGGTCATAAAATTGTGGCGATGGACTTGACCACTGCAGAAGTATATGTTGCAGCAAAACTTGCAGAAGATGAAGCTCTAATGAATGTATTTCGTAGTGGTGGTAACTTTCACAGTACGATTGCAAAAACAGTTTTTAAACTACCGTGCGAAGTAGAAGAGGTAGCAGAGTTTTATGGAACACAAAGGCAGGCTGCAAAAGCAGTGACATTTGGTATTATGTATGGCGCAGGGCCAAAGAAGATTAGTGAGCAAGTTACTAAAGACTCAGGCACCTACTTTAGCCAACAAGAGGCAAAAGAAGTTATTGATGACTATTTTGAATCATTCCACAAACTAAGAACGTGGATTGATAACAATCAAAAATTTATTGAAGCAAATGGATTCATTTATAGTTTCTTTGGCCGGAAAAGGAGGTTGCCTAATGTCACATCGTCAGACGCGGGCATCAAGAGTCATAGCATTAGGTCTGGTCTTAATTTTCTGGTGCAGTCTACTGCTAGTGATATCAACTTGCTCGGTGCCATAGATATGGGTCAATTCATCAAGAGTCAGCGAATGAAAGCAAGAATCTTTGCCTTAGTACACGACTCAATTCTGGCAGAAGTTCCAGAGGATGAAATTGATTTTTACTCAGAAACATTACAAAAGTTTATACAGATGGACAGAGGCGTGTCTATTCCAGGGGCTCCGGTTGGTTGTGATTTTGAAGTCGGAGAAGATTATTCAATGGGTAAATACGAGAAGTCTTATCTTTGATCGTAAACTATAACAACTTAACAAAAATAAAATTTCCTGTCTACAAGTTGCCAAATAGTAATTGGGAGCTTGTAGATGGGCTTTTATTCTTGGATAATAAAGTATTAGATGACAAGAATCAGCCAGGAAAGACTCTTGGTATACGACGAGCACAGACATCTTTTGATTTATTTCCATTGAAGCATTCAATACCAAGTCTTGCAGGTATTTTAAAGCAGAGTGACAAAACTTTTATAGATACAGAAGGTACACCTTTTATCTATCAAAAAACAAGAAATTCTGCTTTAAAGTATTACAAGATAAGAAAAATAGAACAGAAAGGGGTAGCCTCAGTACTGTGGCTAAAAGATATAAATTCACCGTTTACAATTCCTCGACCTCCTCCCATGGAAATGACTTGGGCGGGTGTTTTACACGTTGAATCTTGGCCTTGGATATTGTATAATTATTCAGAAACTTATCAAAAACCAACGAGAAGAAGGATATGAAACTATCACAAAGACTTGATATTATAGTTATAGTTCTATTGATGTTGTATGTACTTACAGGCTGCACCACTGCCGAAGTTTTAGATACAATGTCTAAATTCAATCAAGATAAACCTTTATATGACAAACATGGCTGTAGAGACGATGAGGTTTATTGGTGTGAAGGACACGATAGAAGAAATGCAGATTGTATGTGTATCGAAAGAACAGTAATGGAAAATAGATTACAACAATTACAAAGATTCTAAAGTGAAAGCAGTAATTAGTAATAGAATTTACTTGGAGTGTAATCTTGAACTTAGAGAGAAAATCTCTAAGGAACTTACATATAAGATTATGCCACGTAATCCTAATGATCCTCCGATCATTATTAAGAATATGGCACGGGTACGAGAAAATTTAGTAACGATACCCATAGGAAGAACGGATCTTATACCAAATGAATATAAAATTGTTGACAAGAGGATTATGGTGCCTGTTGATTTTCCTGAGTTTAAGTATGTACTCCGGGAAAGTCAACGAGCCGTCTACGACGAACTGGACGACAATTGTATCATCAATGCGTGGGTCAGCTGGGGGAAGACCTTTACAGGGCTCGCACTTGCCGGAAAACTATCACAAAAAACGTTAGTAGTTGTACATACCGTACCCCTACGAAATCAGTGGGCAAAAGAAGTAGAGAAAGTATATGGCTTTACACCTGGCATCATAGGAAGCGGTAAGTTTGATATCGAACCTCCAATTGTAATTGGAAATACACAGAGTCTTTATCGAAACATTCCAAAGATTCAAAAAGAGTTTGGTACAGTTATTCTTGATGAAATGCACCATGTAAGTAGCCCTACCTTCTCTAAAATTATTGATACGAGCTATGCAAGATACAAGATAGGTCTATCAGGCACTATTGAAAGAAAAGATGGTAAGCACGTAGTGTTTCGTGATTACTTTGGAAGTAAAATATTTAAACCACCTAAAGAAAATTTCATGACACCCCAAGTCCATGTAATCAAATCTGACGTTCGTTTTATGGACGGAGCTAGAATACCTTGGGCAAACAGAGTAACGAGTCTTGCAAACGATGAAGAATATAAGCATATGATTGCTATGCTATCTTCTTTTTACGCTGCAAAAGGACACAAAGTATTAGTAGTTTCAGACCGAGTGAACTTTCTAAAAAGCTGTTCAGCATTAGTTGGAGAAACTGCAATTTGTGTAACAGGAGAAGTACCTCATGAAGAACGTGAAACTCTTCTTGATC